CTGTGACATCTTGCTTGTATTTTTTAGCTTCCTTGATGAGAGCATCATATTTAGCCTTGATATCATCAATCTCTCTTTGCTGTTGAGTCTTGCCAGAATCAATGACCAGCTTGTTGGCTGCTGCAATCTCTGCTTGAATTGCTGCCTTACCTTCCTTATATTTCTTGGCTGCCTCAACTGCTTTAGCTTTAGCTTCCTCTGCTGCTTTCTTATCTTCCTCCGCTTGCTTTTGCTTCTCTTCAGATTGTGCCTTGTTGAGAATAACCTGACGGTCAACTCGAGCTTGCTTGATGATTGCATTCTCATCTTGCACTTGCTTCTTGAGTCGCTCACGCTCTTCATCTGCGAGCTTGCCCGTTTTCTTTTTTAAGTCCTTGAGACCTTTTTCTGCTTCTTTTACTCTTAGTTTTGCTTCTCTCTCAGTGACTTTTGTCTTGTTGATTTCAAGTTTTTCAGTGTCCTTGCCAAGCGACTGAGCAAGTTGAATTTCTTGGTCAATTGATTTTGTTTGCTGCTCAACTCTTTTCTTGGATGATTCAGCAATCTTCTCATTGTTTTTCTGAACTTTTTCAGCAGCTTCATCAGATGCGGCAGTGCTCAATCCCAACCATTCAGTCAGTTGCTTGAATCCATCAATGAGTGGCTTGAGTGCCGCAGTGATGGCATTGAATATCTTATCAAGTACACCAATCTTTTTGAGGAACATAACTACTGCAACCACGATTGCGGTGATGACTGCAACCAATAAGAAGATTGGATTCACAAGAATCTGCGCTCCGAGCTTAACAAATGCGCCACCCATTGTTGTGATGGTGCTTGTAAGGCCCTTCATTGATTTGCTGATGTCAGCGGCATTCAATCCACCGAGAGTCTTGCTGAATACTTTGGCTTTATCAGATGCCTCTTCGAAGTCGAGTGACATCAATGAGTCACGGATGCCACCAAATGAGTTGCTGATTTGTTCGAATTTCGAACCAGATGCAAACACATTGACAGCATCATTGGCATCCTTAATTTTATCCGCTACCTCACCAGCTCTTCTGGAGAGCATCTCCATTTGTGCCGGGTCAGATGCTTCAGCAATGGCTGCCTTGAGTGAACGGAGCTCTGCCTTGAGTGATTGAACACCTGAGAGCTTGAGAGGAATTTCTATTTCATTAGCCATATATTCTGACTTCTATTGGTGAATTTCTTAATTGTGAATCAGTGTGTGCATGATTCTGTGTTTTGGTTGTGTGCACCACAATGTTGCCATCGCTGTTGACGTAGGCAGTAGCAATGTAGTCATGTTCTACATTGCCGATTATGACGAAAGTGTTTAGAGCATCGAATGGGCTGATAGGAGTGCCGAGATATTGACCCACATTGGTGCGAGTCCAGGTGATTACTCCGATGTTGTCAGCCAATACAGAAGCAGTTGGTGCATCAGTACCGCTCTGCGTTAGTAGTGCCACATAAGTCTGCGCCACAGCAGCCGCTCCATTGATTCGAGGCGTGATGATTCCATCCTCCTGGAGTGTTTTGTTGTCACCGATGACCAAGCCACGCAGACCATCACCGATGTTGTTTCCCTCACCACGCACGATGACATCCATGCCCGAAAGGTTGACATTTGCTTCCACTGATCGTGTGGCAAGATTTGTGTCATGTGATGATGCAGTGATTGGTGGTGAGACGGGTGTGCCTGGATTCGTTACGAATGGAGCGAGGTCAATCTCAGTATCGATGCTGATGAGTTCCACCTTGGTCGGTACCTCTGCATTGGCATCATAGTCGATGACCTTGTTGATGTTCCACCATGAGTTGTCGATGCGAATCTTGTCATTGAGCTTGAGCGTCTGAATGTCAGCTTCTGTCAAATGGAAGTAAGCCACCAACATCTTGCCGACGTTTATCTGGTTGACTGTCCTTCTCCAATACAGATTGTAGAGGTTGTTCGCAGTCAGTGTGCTCGGTGTATAGTAGTAGTAATCGCACGTTGCGAAGTTGATGTCGAATGTAGGTGTGAGCGCATTATCGAAGTGGCCAATCATCGGATAGGTACTGATACCGAGCTCACCCGTTGTGCCGTACTCAATGAGGTCCCATGAGCCGCACGTCTGCTCACCACCATCATACAAGATACGGATGTTGGTCTTTGGTGCTTCACCATTCAGTGATGGCACATAAGCATCGAATGAAGTGGCAACCACTGGAGTGGGTGAGAAGATGAGTTCTTTGGTGTCGGTATCCTTCACATACTCGTTGTCAAAGGTGTACTCGAGCTGACCATAAATCTCGTCAGTCATCTGTGTGTAGACCACATTCGGTGAATCGGTGTCGGCCTTGTATGTGAGCTTTAGCTTCTTGCTTGATAGGTCAGGAAGGAAGATGAGATTCTGCTCTCTGTCCTTCATTAGCTTCTGCGACCAATCCTTCTCTACTCCGCTGTCATAGTATTCGTCACGATGGCGAAGGATAAACTTGTTTGGTTGGTCCACATCTGTGTCAGCGTAGAGGTTGTACATTTGGAAGATGGACTTCACATAGTCGCTCTGCTTGATTTTGAGTGGCACATATTGGTTGATGTCCAGGATGCCACCAATCACTTGGATGTTGGCTGTCGGAGTAATCTTGATACGCACCGAGTTGACTATCAATTCCACGTTGACTGGCAGTGCACCAGTGAATTGGCAGTATCCATTCTGCCATCCCACCACGATGTTGGCTACTTGAGCAGCGGTCAACGTTGCTGGGACAGTTCCATCACTCAAGAGAGCAACACTACCTGTAACAATTCCGCTGGTCAGAGCAGTGACTCCAACTGGAATGATACTGCCCTGGTTGATGACTTGCTCTGCTGATAGATTCGAGAACTGACCATTGTATCCGAGTATACTGAATCCAATGACTGGAGTTGCCTTGAATGGTGACAATGAGTTGAGCACAACCGTTGCGTTGGTGTTGTCGATTTGGAATTCATAGTCAATCTGATATTCCATGATGTAAGCCTCACCAGCAGCAGCATTGGTTGAGATGGGCACAGTGAACTCACCAGTTGTTGGATTGAATGAGCCTTGCACGTCAGTGATTTCAGTCCATCCAGTAGCATCTTCTCGGTAGTTGTTGGCTGATGTCGAAGCAACTGATGCAGTGAATGGAGTTGAGTTCTGTTCCTCAACCAAATAATCAGCTGTGTCGAATGTGTTGCTGTCACCATTGTAAGGAATCAACAGCTTGTCGAAGCGAGCAGCAGCCAGGTCACTCCACTCGTATTGGAAGCCAGCAGTGGCGAAGATGCGGTCAAAGTATGTCTTGGCGTAGATGGCTGGCTTCATCTGGCGCACGTTGTAGATGTTGTCAGTATCGTATGGCAACACATACTTGAATCCGTCAGTGATCGTGTTGTCAAATGTGGCCACGATGTCAGCAGCAGAGAAGGTGTGGTTGAGGTCAGTGAAATCCAGGTCAGTTAGGTCTTTGTTGGCGATAGCTGTAAAGAATTCGACTCTCGTGTCCTTGATAAGGACCTCATACTCGACAGCTTGTTCATAGGCATCGGTCTGTTGATTCTTGTTGACCGATAGCAACTGAAGCAGCGCATCCTCCATGATTGGCACGTTGTTCTGAATCACGCTGCACTTTGTGAGTGCGTTGATGTCGAAGGTGCCAGCTTGAATGTTTACATCATAGTAGTGGTTGAGCAGCTCGTTGTTGTTCTTGCTACCAACCAAGGTGATAGTCTTGGAGAATGCTCCGCTGCGCTTGGTGAGGTCACGGATGTCCCCGACTGCGAAGTTCAAAGGAAAGACAGTTCCCTCCTTCACATCGAGGAATCCATTCTCGAGTTGTATTCTAACCATTTATATTGTCCTGGTTTGCGAAGCGCACGGTGATTGAGTGGCGCATCAAGTTCTTATTGCGTTGGTTTAGCATCTCGTATGCGTTGTTTTCCACGATGACGGGCTGATAGCTGCTGCTTGATGGGGTTAAGTCATCACCACAAGTGTAGCTCACCGACTTGATGAATACTTGAGGCGATGTGACCAGCTCCTCGAAGTAGGTCGCCATCTCTTGAGTCATCCAGTTGGTGTTGAGGTCCATGCGTTTGATGACATTGATGTTGAATGTATTGAAGCCGAAGTCCTCTGTTGTATAGGTCCACTCGTCTGATGCATTGACGTAGCCGACCACATCTCTGTTGTACATATCACGGCTAACATCTCCACGCTCGTATGCACGCAGCTGAAATGAGAATGATGACCATGAGCCGAGTCGGTCCAGGAATAGCAGCTCATGCTCGCTGATTGATGGACGTCTGTCGAGGTAGATGCGGTACTTGACCGAGTCTTGCTGTGGTAGCGTTGAGCCGTTGCCAAAGAATACATCGTACCACTCAACAGTGTTGTCGATGAGTGAGCCCGTGCCGACCAATGTGCCGTAGTTGTTCGGACCAACAGCCACTTGAAGGATGTCATCCATTGAGCTTGGCACCTTGTAGAATGAAGCTCCGTTGCTGTTCTGGAAGATGATGCGGTCAGTGCCTTTCGGGTTGCGTAGGTTGAGCCATAGGTCTTGGCCGAGCGTGCACTGGAATGATGTCGGTTGATTGGTCAGCCATCTTGAAGTTGGTGCGTTGAGCTTGAAGTCGAGATTGTCGTATGCTGTCCACTCATCCCATCGGAAAGCTCCGTTGAACACAGTGTAATCATCGAGCTCAGTGATGTCTCTGATGATGGTCTTGCGCTTGTCAGCGTAGCTCACCGAGCCATCGATTGTTGCGCTCGTGATCGTGGACCAGTTTACATTGACAACGAATGCCGAGCCCGTTGCGCTGACCACAGTGTGCAGTCCTTCGAGCTGTGGGTTGGCCACTCCACCATCAGCTTGTGTGATGATGACCTGGTCTCCAGCAGCGAATGAGTTGGTCACGTTTATTTGCACGCTGCCACTCGCATTCGTTAAGCTGCTCGTATAGGCTACCTCATAGACATACTCCTCGCCAATGAACACATCATAATTGTAGTACGAATTCGGTGCGCCATAACTCGCTGTGTTGATGCTGTCAAGGTCCCAGCTTACTTTGCTCTGGAGCAGCTTGGATAGGTCCTCCTCGCCATAGCCAGTGCCAAAGGTTGGGAGCACTTTGTACTCCGCAATCTTGGTTGCAGTGCCAGCAGCATACACATCGAAAATGTAGCGGAAGCCAGCCTTCGCTTTGTTGGTTGAGTCAACGATGAACTTCAATGGGTTGTACGCTGGGCTGAACGTCTGCGGTGATGCTATGGTTGTTTGTGCCATTTAGAAAGGGCTTGGTGATGGTTTCGGTTTGTACTCAATCAACTCAAGGTCTTTCACCCATAACGTCTCAGGATTGGTCGTGTAAAGCATCTCCTCTACTGAGATGACCCAATTGTTGTCTATATCTTGAATAGGGTTGTAGATAGAATCAGCAGAGTAGTAAACTCCGACTAATTCGTCTTTTTGCACCTCAGTCAATAGTCCGACCAAGGTGGTGATATCTTCGGTTGTGATGTCTGCTAATTTCATTATACGTTTCTTGAAAGTGCGGTTTGGTATGCTTGAACTCGGGTGTATAGGTTAGCTGCTTCGGTGTCGGTTAGGCCATTTCCGATATGAGCAAAAGCATATTGAAAATTACTATAATTACTTATACCAGGCCCACCATTAAATGCTCCAAAAAAGAAATTATTCGTTGGTTGAGTTGTTTGTGCTTGAGTAGTTACTGCTGCTAATTGAGTAGTGTTTCTAAACAATTTAGCATTATTAGCTGCCGTTCTTGTTGTTGTAAATAAACCTGAAAAATCTATCCCTGTTGCGCTTATCATAGCATCAGGGGTAAGGTATGAATACATAAAAGACCTTATATATTTTGTAGGGTCAAATGATTGAGCAAAAAGTGGTAAATTAGAACTGTTGCTTGAACAACCCCAACTTTGGTCGATTACAGGTGTAAAATTATTTCGGGAATAAGCTGAAAAACTTGCGCTATTTAATGTCAATTGTGTATTCGGCACAAATTTAGTATCAGCATATCCATTAGTTCCATTAGGAGTAGCTCCATTACTTGAATGCGTCCATCCTCCGTTGAATACTAATCTGAAAGCAGCGTCTGAGTCAACAGGATTGACAAGGTTGAATTTGAATTGTGATGCAATGAATGCTTGTTGTGTTGTTGCGATTGGTTGGTATGTTGATAAACTTCCGAGTTCGAGTTGTGCGCCCCATAAATAAACACCATTTGTTCCATTACCTGCATATTGATATACATTATCTGCATTACTCAATCCAAGTTCATATGAAAATGTTCCTGAAGTGTAAGTCCTTGAAACTGAACAGCGATACCACCCATTACCAATACTTTCTATTGCAGCAGTATTTCCTGCCGCATTAGTGCCGATAGTTCCATTATTTAAATTGAACCAAGTCCTATTATAAGCACCTGTATATGCAGTAATATATAAATAATTTAAATTTTGTTTTTTAGCATATACTGACCAAGTGTATGTACCTGCTGAAACTGTTTGACCTACATATATTGAATGTATATCATTTGTTGCGTTATCTAAAACAATATCGGCAGTAGATGTGCCATTTGGAGCAGTTGTAGCATTTGCGGTAACTGTTGTCAAATACTTCTGCCAATAACCATTTTCAAATTGTTCTGTATATCCAAGTAAATTCCTATTATCAGTAACAAACGGATACACAGCCTTCATTTTCGACCAAATGCCATCGGTCTTGAGGCCTTTGACTAAGTTGTTGATTGCAGTTTGCTGCGTTACTCCAGTGATGCCCGTTGCCGCAAAGTATGCCTGAGCAGCTGGGTCAAATCCGCCACCACCACCCAAGAACGGAGTGCGGTTATAAAGTGAATATCCGAAGCCGTACATTATCCAAGTACTAACGCAACCGAACCACTTGCAAGTTTCACTCCGCTGAACTGAAGGTTGTTGATCGGTGTGATGATTGCACCAGCTTTCACGGCAGTTCCAGTCGCTGCGATGTACGTTGACTTGACATCAGTGCCAGCCACTTTGATTGAGGTGAATACAGTATCCTCAAGCACGACAATAGCGTCGATGGTGTTAGTTACTTCGGTTGTGTTGTTGGCAATGTATGTGCCCATGTCGGCGACAAGTTCGCCCATTAGATTTGTTCCCATTGTTTTTCTTTATATTGCAAATTGTCAGCCAAATGTTTAGAAGGCGAAATAGCTGTCATCGGTATAGTACTCCTGGCGTATGTGCGTGGCAGCGTATCGGACGGCATCCATGGCATCATCGAACAGCTTCACGGGTTCATCGGTTATGATGTCACCAACCTTTTTCCACTTGTAGTTTTCGTATTCCTTCTTGATGCGTGGCTCATCCTCGCACACCACTCCAAAGGTCTTGATGTTGTCGATGCCCTTCTTGACCACCTTGTTGGCGTTCTGCACGTCATAGCCAGCGTTGTTCATCTCGGCAATGATTTCAGGGCGAGCATAGTCAGCCACGATTGTGACGTGCTTCTCGATGCCAAGGTCGCCCATCTTGTCGATGAGGTTGGTCGTGGTGAGGTAGCTCTCATATATCACCGGCTCGATGTAGATATCATTATCGCACCAGTAGACTCGCATCAGGGCAGTCGGGTGATTGTATCCGAAGTCAAGCCCATAGACAAAGTTGACGAACCTTGCCGGGCGATGCTTCACGAATGACCAATTCGAGTAGATGTTGCTCTTGCTGATGGCCTTCTCACCGAGCGCATAGATTTGATACAGCGACTCATCGGTGCGCTTGAGGTCCTCAATCTGTCGCTTGATGCTGTCAGGAAGGAATGGGTTGTCTTTGTACGTTGACTTGATGATGATGCTCTCATCCATCGGCAGCTCGTACAGCCATGATGCTGACTCACTCGGATTGTAGTCGAAGATGAGCTTGTGCTCGGTCCTCATGTTGAGCTGCTGAAAATCCTCAAACCACAGCTCATTGGCTTCATTGCACCAGCCGAGATGTCTCTTTCTACCGCGTATTTTTTGCTCATCATCGACTGAAAAGAATTCAACGATGCTTCCATTCGGGAAGGTGTAGATGTGCTCAGACTTGTTGTGACTGGTTACCTCATAGATGCCCATCTCCTTCATAATTTCAAAGAAGTCACGCATCACCGTTGCCCTCAGAGCTGGGAATGTCTTGCGCACGATGCTGACCACATTGCCAGGATTCTGCAAGCAGTACACCACGATCATTTGGCAGAGCGAGTAGGTCTTGCTCGAGCGGCTTCCACCCTCATTGATGATGAAGCGCACACCAGGGTCAGCCAATGCAGTGTAGTTCTTTTCGAAGATGACAGTGCTGTCGATTGAGATTTCAGCCATAGGTCAAGTTTAGGCAATAGGGATGCTATACGAGTATTTCTCTCATATAGCCACTTCCCACAAATATAGCAATAATACTATTCAGTAGGTCTAATTATGTTCACCTTCACCTCGGAGATGCTTTGCCCTCCAGATGTGATGTCAGTCTTTTCAGTCAGACCATTCAGTCGCTGAGTGATGGAAGGGTTGTACTGCCCAGCCATGCCTCCCTCGATTTGGTCTTGCTTGATGGTTGCCTCTATCGTGCGACAGATTGTGGCGTAAGCTGAATATCTCCCCTCGCTATTCGCAAAGTAATCTTCCACGCTCTTATGCTTCTCTGCTGCCCATGAACGGAATCCAACCATTGTAAGTGGTCTCTCGAGCGGTACCGGCACAGGCTCTCCAGTCTTATTTGAGAGCTGATACTGGTATCTCGGATTGTCTTTGACCCATTTGCGGAACTCAACAAAGAGTTGCCACATATCTTCAGGTGTTTCTATGTGTTTTACTCTTCCCATTATATCAATCCTAAGCCTTTAAGTTTGCTTTCTGCCCAATCCTTGCCCGTTTTGCCACCCCACAGAAGGAATGAAACATATCCGCAGTCCTCAGGTGCAGCGTTGTCATAGTAGACCTCTGCTCTCGATAGGTATGAATACATCCTTTTGATTGTATCCACTGAAATGGGCTCTTGATTTGCGAGTTGCTGTCCTCTGACCTTACCGACTTGTGTGGCGCACTTGTTGCCGAGTTCTTTGTTGAGCTCGATGCCTCTGCGTGCATTGTTGCGCACCGAATCGGGATAGTCTGAGTAGCTTTTCTCTGCGAATGCTTCTCTGTACTTTGATAGTGCGGTCATTCTTGACTCATCCCACAAGGAATTGCACACAGCATATCGCTGGTCATTCTCAGGAAAGTCCTGGAGTGCCTTCTCATCGCCCATGCAGCGAGAGAGAAAATCATCCTTGGTTTCGTTTGGTGTTGGCTTTGGCATTGGTTTTTCTTTTTCGTGTTGGTTTTGGTGTTGGTGCTGGAGCTTCAGTCTGCTCATCTGCTTCGATGCCTTCATATCGAATGCACTGTTCTGGTGCAGTTGTGCTGACGTTCTCTTCTTCGAACAAATAGCCGAATCCGATGCTCACATAGTGTCGGTATCTGTTCACATCTATATTGTCAACAACGATTGTCATGTTTCCGAGCGTGGTGTTCTTGACGATAGTCTTGCCCTTGTATTCATCTTTTATTTTCATGGTTTATTGATTTTGCGTTTGATTATTTGATAAAATATCACTGTTATTATGCCGAGTCCTAATTCCTGCAAAACAAAGTCGTATTGCTCCAGCCATAATAGTATAGCAGTGATTATAAGCAGCAAGGAATACATGATTTTGTCAAATGTATTCTTAATAAAATAGTTCATTATTTCATTGATTAGGTCTTTTATTTTCATAGTGTATGGTTTTAAGTGTATTTTTTATGTCTGCGATTAGGTAGTGAGCTGATGTCACTGGTATGTTGAAATATTGTGCCATAGATCGTGCCGTTGTGAGGCCCTTGTCGAAGTATGCCTTGGCCACTGCAATCTTGACGTTGTCTGTCAGCCCATCTCGGTAGATGTCCACCGATGACTTCCATCCCTGGTATTGCTGTTCGATTGCTATTTTGTAGTTGAGGTCCTCCCCATCATCGAAAGTGTCCGGAACTGCGAGTTCTGATGCCATGATTCGCTCATCCTTGAAGCTGTTGACGTTCTTCCAAATGACTTGACGCTTGATTGAGTTGAGGATATAGCTCTTGACCTTGCCGACATCCTCTGTATTGTCATTGATTTCGATGCAGTGTAGATATGCGTTGGAGATGACCGTGTCGATAGTTAGCTTCGGATTGTACTTGGAGCAGAAATACCTGGTATAGCGATACAGCTCCTCATAGTGGGACGATATGTATCGGTCAAGAGTTGCCTTCATACCAGTTGATGAATTCCTTGTACCAGATTTTGCGCCTCAGCTGAGAGCAGAAGCATTCACGGTCAGGCTGCCCGGTCTCTGCGACCTTGATGCGCTTGAGCACGTTCAGCGTTCTCTTGCTGTATCGCTCTTCCTCAGGCATTGCCTTGACTGATGTGATATAATCTATTTGCTCTCTATCCATTCGCTGATGATGTAGGCGACCATCGCTGTGATTGCTGCCGTATATATATTGCCTGAAAGTATCAAAGCAGTCCAAAATGAGGTGCACTTCCAGCAACCAAAGCCAGCATGAATGTAATCACCGAGCTTGCCTTTTGGCAGTACCTTCATGAATAGAAGGTCAATCACCCAGTGCAGAGGCTCGAAGTTAGCAATGAGCCACCCGAGTGCAAGATATGATAGTATCAGTTCCATAGCTCAAAGATAAGTTTAAAAATCAATATGATAGCCACTGTGGTCACGAGTATCATCGTGGCGAGTGCTGCGCAGTATTCTTTGTCGGGTTTCATTGTTCGTCGTTTACTATTTCTAATGTTCCATCGAATGAGTATCCCGTTAGTCTTATCAGCCTTTCAAGGTGATAAACCAAATCTTCAAGCTCCACATCCTCGTGGTCGAACTCATAGCTCGCTTTGTTGCCGTAGTGTGTTATTTCTATTTTCATTTTTCTTGTTGTTTAGTTTAAAAAAGCCTTTTTCTCGGAAGGCTAACCTATCTCCCTACGATGAGAACCGACTTACTCGGCAGGCTACGTTCCGCACGTCTACGGCATTTGTTTTACATTTCGTTTTAAGTTATGTGGCAATTTTTACCCCTTATATTTGTCCATGTTGCTTAACTCAATTAAAGCTGCCTTTTGTGCTTGCTTCAAATCTGCTTTGAGCTTCTCAATGTAAAGCGTGGCATCCATCAATTCCTCCTGGAGATGATTCAACCAATCGGTGAGGCTCAGGTCATCACGATCTAAAGTGCGCCCATATTTCTCGATTCCGAGCTGGCTGCGCTCAGAATACTTTGCCAGTACCTTGATTACGATTGGGTCAGTTAAGTGCTGCGGTTTGCTCATAGAATTCCTCTGGTGTTACTTCGGATATGTGAACTTCATCCGAAAAAGTTAGTACTATGCAATAAGAGCATCCCTTGAGTTCATTCAATAGGTCCTCCAATCGCTTCACGATGTTGTCAAGTCCCTCATTCCTGGTGCCAATATATCCGATGAAGTATCTCATTTCATTAGGAAGTTGAAGGCTTGAATGTAGAACTCATCTCCCACCCCATTGCCTCTCATAAATCGGTTGACGGTGTAGTAATTTAGGTTCATATCCTCAGCCAGGTGAGTCATCTTGTATCTGCTTGAGAGTCGGGACCTCAACTCTTTGTAGATGAAGTCCCGAATATTCTCCCCATCAGAAAGGTAAATCGTCATCGATTTCATCTGAGATTGGTTTTGATGGTGCTGCTGCTGGTTTTGCGATGCGGATATCCCAAGCATTGAGGCTGACATAATATCTGCCGTTGTACTCACGACCTCTCAAGTCGAACTTGACCTCACATTCCATACCTGGTGTTGCATTGTCAAGGAACATCACTCGCTCATTGACAGCTTGAAATTGTACCAGCTGTGGATACTTGTCACCGATTGAGAGAACGAACTCTCTGATGTTCATCTTGTCACTCACTTGTTTGGCTTCACCAAGGTGGTGAATGGTGCCTTTTGCTTTTAGCTCTTCCATTGTTTACTTGTTATTTAGTTGTTCGTAATATTCATGATATAGATCGGATGCTTCTTTAAGGCGAGCAACCATCTTAGCCTCGATGTCCTCATCTCTGTCGTACCAGAGTGCTGTGATGCGCTTCTCAGGATTGATATGGTCAACTCTATGAAGCTGAAGATTCTCGTATTCGTTGAGGAATTCATCCCAGGTAGTCACCATGCAGTAGATGAGCTCAGCACATGGCTTGTCATATAGCATCATGTATGCTCTGAGCTGCCATTCATAGAGTGGATTGACTGCATCTTCCACAAGTGCTGGGAATGTATCCAAGGACCAGGATGTTTTGACGTCAATGACTCGCTGCTCGATGATGATATCAGCAGTGCCAATGAGATAGTCATTCTCGATGGTCACTTCATTCTTGACATAGTCAGTGAATCTCACTGAGTTGATGAGGTTGATTGACTCCAGCTCTTGCTCTCTACCCTTCCAGATATATTTGTTGTTCAGTTCTGTGGTGTAGTTATAGAAATCTTGCTTAGCACATTCCTTGATGTAGCTCTTAGCTGTTTCTCCCATGCTGTCCTTGGCTCTGCCATTGGTCATCAGTTTACCGATTTGCGATGGATGCCATTTCATAGTGCGAGCATTTTGAGTTGTACTTCAGTGAGTGCATAGTTGGAGTTCAACTGTTCTGCGGTGTACTTGCCAGCTTCGATTGATTCGAGTGCTTTCTTGAAGCGGTCATCTGTGATCGTTGGCTTGCCTTGAGGCGCAGCTGCTGCTGTGTTGCCATCATCATCCACAGCTTGAAGTGAGAGCAGTGACTGCAATGTACCTCTTCTGAAGTAAGTGACAGCAGCAAGCACCTTTTGTGGGTCTGTGATGACTGGAAGGCTCATGAATGACTCGATGACCTCACCAGAATCGATGTCGATGATACGAGTCACCACATCATTGCCCACCACTGGCTGCAATAGAAGCAGTCCATGCTCGTGAAGGATTGGCTCCACTGTTGTGAGCAGCGCATTGATGTCAGCATAGCTCTTTTTGAAATGAGGATTCGTTGCATTCTTTGCAACCTTTCCAATCTGCTGCTTGGCAGCGTGTAATTTTTGCCAAATGTTCATTGGCTCTGCTTTCTTTGTAGTCATAAATTGTTGTTTTGAATTGTAAATATACGCATTTATTTGATTGATTCGCAAAACTGCTCATAAAAATTCAAGAATCCTTCAAAATCTCGTGCAATAATGTACACACCACCAGCCTCTTCGATGGCTTTCTGGTATGCTTTCTGTGCATCAGACTGTCTATCCTTGCCATACTTGACCTCAATCTTGACTGAGCGGCCCTTGATCGTGGCGGAGATATCTGCCGAACCTGGTGTGCCGGTTCCCTTGGTCCACTGCCCACCGATGGCGACTCCATCAGTGCGGTATTTCTTTCGATAGACTCCCATCGTGTTGATGCGCTCCGCTTGGCAGTTATTGAATTGAAGGAATCCGATGATTGACTTGGTCAGTGCATTGGCTCCGTTGTCATTCCATTGGTCCAGGGCAATCAGGTGCGGTGGGATGCTTGGATATTTCTCCATCTTGTGCTTGAGCTGGAGGTCTTTTAGTAGTTGTCGGTGTTGTCGTGTCATTGGTTTATTGTTTTTTCAGATTCTTTCAATAGCTCAAGTGTTTTTTCAAAGCCAATAATTTCCACAACCTTTCCGATGAATAGCTGCCTTGTTAGCTTTTCTTTTTTCTCCATTTCTTTGGCTTTTGGTATCAATTCCTTTATCCATATATCAAGTTCTGAATCTGGCTCAAACCAAACTTCTTTTTTGAATTCAGTTAGAAACCAGTCGAGTGCTGTCTTTTTCATTGCTTCGCTTTTTCGTTAAGTTCATCCCAAATATCATCAGATTCTGGAGTCGGTTTGGGAGTTCCTGACTCGAGAAGGAAGTATCTGCCGTTGTGATTTCGGCCTTTAGTGATGTTGTGTCCTTTGTAATCAGCATACGACTGCACCCATTTGAGGAATCTGCGTGGCTCGAGCTCTTTGAATGAGGTGAATTCGGAGGTGAATTCCTGAATCTTGGTGCCGTTGTAGTGGTACACATCGAGAGCGAGGTTTCCTTCCTCCACCCAATCAAAGAAATCCTTGCACGTTGCCTGGATGAATCGCTTGGCATCTGCGTTGATGCTGATGGCTTTCATCAATCCATTTGTCAGGTACTTCTGAAGGTTCTTGACCATGTAGTTGTCGAATTTCAACCAATCCTCATCACCCCAGGAGTCGAATAATAGGCGACCATACTCATCGAGTGGGCTGCGCTTGCTATGGAAGTACTGATAGAATTCAAGCTCATGCCTTCTGCGATCATGAGAAGAGCCAGCACCACTGATGACATAGTTGGTGGTGATGACAATCTTTGGCGAGCGATTGAATGGGATAAATATCTCATCCTTATTCTTTCTGTTGACGGTGATTCCTTCTGTGATGAGGCTGAATAGCTGCTCGAAGTCGAATGCTTTACGCACATCATCGAATGCCAGAATCTGCGTATCCAGGTTGACTCGCTGATAAACGAAATCAGACTTGGATGGATTGAAGCTCTTGCCATCAATCTTGACAACTCTGCGCAGATTGCCGAGCGCTGCCAGCATGAGTGATTTGCCTGACCCTCCATTCGGGTTGTCATCGATTTCTTGGTCATTGAAGATGATTGCTTTCTGGTCAGTCTTATCCTTGAATGTGTGCATCAAGTAGCCGAGTGTTGTCTCAAGCGCATTGATTCTGCCTCTATCATCTGCTGACACCTTGCTGACAAAATCTTGGAAGTCATTGGTGCAGTCATCCAACATAGTGAAATCTCGCTCGATGATTTGATTCTCCCAAATGTATCCATCGACATCGATGTAGCTCTTCAGCTCCACTTTATTCTTGGATATCTTTGCCACTCCATTCTTGAATGGGATATATGAGGAGCTCTTGCTATCCTGAAGCATCAGTATGTTGATGCTATCAATCATATTTATGAAGTTCTCATTGAATAGGAATGCATTCCTGGAGCAGTAGTTCCAGACATCCATCTCACCCTTGCTTTGCAGATAGTTCAGCACAAAGTCCTTGATTTGTTCAGCCGATGATATCTTGACCTTGTTCTCTTTGACTCTGACAAAGGTTGGCTTCTCTGCATTCTCTGGATAGTACTTATTGAATCCGTTCTTGACCAGAAATTCAGAGTAGTTGGATGGCTTGATTGTGATCGTGCCTTTCTCATTGACCGACCAGAAAATATCATCACCAGTCTGAATCTCTTTCTTGATGTCCTCAATGACATCCTCTCGCACATTCAGTTGTTTCTTGATATCATCGTCAGCGATGCCGCTCTTTAGCTTTTGACGTACCCTTTGGAAGGTATCTTTATCCTCGAAGTATTTGATGCCGTATGAGGCTTTTTTGTAAGCCGAGCGAATGGTTGTGACCATCTCTTGCTCGCTGAAGCTGGAGCCTTGAGCATACTTGGTCCAGATGTACTGTTCTGCTGTATCCTTTGAGATGCCATACTCGCAGAGCACAGCTGCCAATTTGAACACAAATTCATTGCGACTACCTTCCTCGAATTGACATCCATGGTCGAATCGCTCAATGAGGCTGATGATTTTGTCCTCATCGGATAGGATGCAGATAGGAGTGCGCTCGGTGTAGCTGAAGCCCTGGTCTTGCTCGATTCCTTCGAACACCTGGCAGAACTCATTGAAGTATATGTCAGGGTCATAGGATTCAAAGCACACACGGCTGACGTTGCTGTTCTTGACATCAAAGTATTCGCTATCGAAGTACTTGCCGAATGCAGTGAATCTGCGCTTGTGCTCTACCTTGTCTGACTTTGGGATTCTGATGACTGCTTTCAGCCCATTTCCAGATGGCGATGTGAACACCATCATCACATGGGGGTCAGCAATCAGCCGCTTCCTTTCCTCCATCATCAGCTTCTTGGTTGGATATTGGTCGAAGTCCAGAATGCACAGACCAGAATGCTCAACCAAGCTGCTGTCATTTCGCTCGGTGAAGGTACCATTGAACATGATGGCATTCAGTGACGACTTGAGGCGGTCATGCTCGGGGTCAGCCTTCTCCAGTGATCGTATGGTTGACACCTTTTTGATGAGCTCAGGATTGCCGAGTCTGATGCGGTTGTATACCTCCTGAATGGACAATTCAAAAGGGGTCTCTTTAATGTTAAAGAGTGATTTAAAGATTGAAACTTTCATAAAATGTTGTTTTGTGGGGTGTAAATATACGCATTTCGTGACGATAAATGGGTGTTTTGTGACGATGCGTGACGATAAATTTGCAAATCTTAAGGGTTAAAATTCTGATATTGTGCAACTTAACGTTTTTGCGTGACGATGACGCTCTCAAAAATTTTTTGCTCTTATTTTGTTTGCCATTACTCCAGTAATCGGTACAATAGAGAATCCGTCATATCGTCACACCATACAGCCCTTTTTTAATATCTTCCTGGAGCTTTCTCATCTCCCAAAATGAGCCACACTGGAGCACATCAAGCATCAGATTTCTCTCAACCAAATAGTCCATAGCTGTGTATTGCTCGAATTTCTGACGCAAATCATCGGTCATGCGAAGGAATAAACGGTCTCTTTTCATGATATTGGCTTGCTTCAATCCATACACGACTGTTGAATGGTCCATTCCAAATATCTTGGCTATCTCCTCCAGTGTTAGTCGATGAGTGCGAAGGAATAAAAATAAGTAGTAACGCTGATACACTTTGTGACGTGCACGGTTGTCTGCACCAGGTGTGAAGTTAAGGTCATTTTTTACGATTTCTTGATTCACTTCAGTGAGAATCTCTTGCATTGTTTTAGTCATTTTAAAAAGTATTTTTTATGGTTGTCTTTGGTTAATTGATAGCCGAGCTGCTCATACATCTTGAGGTATCGGTAAACTGAACGCTCACTGATTCCAAGATATCTGACCATCGCTTGCACTGGTCTTGGCTTCTGCTTGAGAAATTCCATCAGCTTGATGACTCTCATGATTCGATGCTGATTCATACCGGTGTCACTTTGAATTTACCATCATTATATCGACCGGTCTCAATCAGGTCCATCTTTTTCCAGTATGCCAATGACTTGCTGGTGAATATCCACTCTTGCACTACTGCGAGCCCGATGTGGTAGGTAAGTTTGAATCTCATATCTCTTGCATTTTGATTTCACATATTCTGTTGTATAGATCGTGGTTGAATGATGTCCAGAATCGGTTGCGCTGGTAGTGACTAAATGCACCACCACTCGTCATCATCCTCTCTTGGGTCATAGTTGTAGCATTCGAAGGCGAACTCGTGGAAGTTCTCGGTTGCGCTGTCAATAAGTTCTTGCATTGCCTCATCGCACTCTTTAAGGGTGAGGTCTTTATGCCATTCTGTTGTGTCAATTTTCCAATCTTCATAGTTGTTTCTTTTATCAAAGCTGTAAATTAGTTGAATTGTGCCGATGTGCTCATCATCCTGGCGAGTGTACACATCAACGATTATGCTGTTGGCTGAGGCATTCGATGATTCCTCTGCAAACCAATACTTATTTTCCATATTTTTCATTGTAGATTCTGTTTACATATTTATCGTATGAAGCTGGGAGCTCATAGCTCTGCTCTTGATAGATTTGTGGGTCGATGCTTGGATGGTCTAAGACTGGTCTTGATACGGTTGTTGTCAACCAAAATAAGAATGCGAGTCCAGCAATCATGACAGCTGCACCACCAAGGAACTGACGCTCATCTTGGTTGAGGTCAGTGAATAGAAATTTAATTGTTTTCATTCTCTTCGATTTTTTCAAGTAGTTGATTAACAGAAAACCAAGCAGCTGATGCTCTGAATATAGCCAAATCTTTTGCATCTCTTGCGTCACGATACTCATAACATTCAAGCAGCTCCTTGTAGAGTTCAGCCTCTGTGGCTTTGATTAGGTCGATAATTTGTTGTTTGTCCATAATAAATTGTTTTGATGATTAGATAAAATATACTCGTGAAAGTTTGTAGTCGGTTGTTAAGTGCATCTTAGACATTTGATTTGTTAATTTTTGCAAGTGCGATTGTTCTTGCTCTTTAGTGTTTACACCTAAGACATAAGATTTGCTTGTTTCTACTTTGCCAGTGTGTAAGTTTTCGATTTCAGTTACTAAAGTTTTCATATCGTTTGTTTTATTGTTGTGCCTTATTGACCTTACAAAGATACACCTCTTTTGCATATCTGCAAACTTTTGTAAACAAATTTTTTATTTTTTTTCACATTTATTTTTAGAGTGTAAGGTTTTACCCTGATTTTGTTACAATTTTCGTCAGGTTTTACCCTGATTTTGTGACATTCAAAACACTTAATGCTGGTGAAATACGCTTAATTGTACCCTAAAAGGTGCAATATATTGTGAGTTTAGTCGGAATATACCCGATTAGGTATAATATAATAAACAAAAAAACCCCATCCGTATAGAATGGGGCAATCAAATCTGATTTACTTTGTTTTGGAATTACTAAAGTAGTACAAATATAAAAAAAAAGGGAGCCCGAAAGCTCCCCAAAACAACGTATTATGAATACGGCACTAAGTTACAAAGGAAATTTCATTGAGTCGATACTCTTTGAGCTTTTTTTCATTTTATCCTCCTCATATCTTTTGCATTCAATGACAAGGATGCGCCCTCCAGTTGGCTTCACTGGAGCACCACGCTCAACGTGCCATCCTTTGGAGCCATCACCATACTCTTCCTTATAGGTACCAGTGAGCATGAGATGGATGTCTTTATGATGGTGACGATATCCAGTCTTTGCATGGAAGGTAACAGTGTCACGCACATCGTTTCTGGCAGCATTCTCGTGAATGTGGCCCATAGTGAACACATCAAAGTCCTCATACATCTCAAGAGCACGAGTCAAGTTGAGTGCTCCCTTGGTGACTACACCTCCACCACCTGAGCCGTGAAAGTATTTGATTTTGGTGCTCATCTGCACATTGCCGTTGAATAGCTGCTTCACGATAAGCCATCCACCATATCCTCCCGTGAACACATTGCTCCCAGCTTTGTAGTTGAGAAGGTCAACGAATCGCTGAAGGAGGTCGGTCTCTTGGTGCTTGATGATTGCGGTCTCATGATTGCCGTATCCGATAACAGTCAGAATGTGAGCATAGGGAAGAAACCATTCAACAGCTGTCTCAACCACTGAGTCGAGGTACTTTGCATTGTTGTGCTCTGGTCGGATGTCTGACTTGTTTCCTCTACGATCACCCTTCCCTTGCATGAGGCAAAACATATCGCCATTAATCATCACGGGGATTTTGTTTTCAAGGCAATAGTCGAGGTCACGCTTGAGAATCTTCCAATCACTTTTTGGATTATCCCAATGGAGGTCTGACAGCATCGCTATCTTCACCAAGCTGCCATCGAGTTGTATCTCGTGGATGTTCTTGGCGTGTTTTTTTACAATCATATATTATTTTTAGAATATCTGAAGAGGTACATGGTACCCATACCAACCAAAAAGCCAAGAATCAGCACCCAAAAAACGGGCTTTTCTTTCTGTGATTTGTACTTTGCCACCTCTATCTTCTGCACCTGGCGAATGGTGTCACGCTTGAGCTTGTAATGAATGCGCTCCTGGTATTTTGTCAAGGGCACAAAAGACGTCTTATAGCGCACGATTGTATCCTTGGTGGTGTGATAGTATTCATACACAATCTTATTGTCTACAATCACGGGAAAAGAGTCCACTGAAGTGATGCGAATTGTATCAGCTACGCTGTCGCAGCGATATCCTTTCTTTATTGCTTTGCGCACATGATAGTTGGCGGTGCAAGATGTCGCAAATATTGTCACAATTAGTGACAGAATGGTGACTAAATTTCTCATAAGCTCTTTAGCATTTCAATCATTCGAGGGCATGGATAGATGTCACTCTTGTCCTTTCTGACCGAATTGTGAGTATATATGCCAGGAGTGCCCATGAATGCATCCTTGTCAAGTGAGAATATCTGCTCTCTATATTCATTCGGTATGCCATAGGTCTTGCACAAATACACAACCAATTGTCGAGTGCTTTCGATTTGAGCATCTGTATATTTGTACCAATGCTTGAAGCCTTTGTATGGTACGTCCAAAGTGGTGACCATTGATTCAGGCACACGAGCACCAACATAGTTGTAAAATTTACCATCCTTTTCTTTGAGGTATCCCCAATTACAGACCTCGATTCCAACAGATGTCTTGTCAAGATTTTGATATGGCGCACCTTGACCTTTAAATTCTGATTTACTGATACCCAAATGCCATGCCCAATGCTTGGAGCTGAAGCACTGCACAATCAATCCATCTTGACCAACCACAAAAGCAGTTGCTACTCTGTCGCTGGTGCCATTCCAATACCTACTGACTGCCTCCGCATTGCCGTTGCCAGCAGTGTGATGCAAATAGATTTGATTCTTGGGTGAATCCTCTGCAAAATACTGCGACTCTTTAAGTCTGACTTGCTTGATTTTTGAGATATCTAATTCCATTTGTCAAGTTTTTTGTCCAATAAACTGGACTTTAATAAACCCCGACAACAGTATCATCGGGGGATTCTCGGTGTTCAGTTAGTGAGCAGTCGAGTGGAGTTACTTCCAGTTGTCAAGCTCGGCTTTTGATCGTGTGACGAATTTACGCATCGCAGCGAGTATGTTCTTTCCGGTCACGCTTTCATATGATTCGTTTATGCTTTTGACTTCCACTATCACGCAAAAGAAAGCCACAAATTTTGTCATGATGAGCTCCACAGAGATGAAGTGAGAGATGATATCACCAGCGATATACTTCTCGATTAGGAATGTGAATACAATCCCACCACAATAAAGCAATGACTTGCCCATTGTATCAGATAGTCTGCGAGATTTGAATGCTTGCCAGCCTCCTTTTTTTACGCTGCGCCATACTCCGAATATGGTGTCAATGAATATGGCAAGAATTGCAATCAACACCATTGGTTGTACTGGTGCGAGTATTGTTAGGAATGAAGCGGTCAAAATGAATAGGCTGTTTTTCATCAGATGACAAGCATTTGATTGTTATATCCGTTATTGCGTGGATATCCACAATTCCACACACCATTCATGAAGCAATCACCGATGCACTGCACGCACTCAATTTGTGGGCGAAGGTCGGTGTCACGATTTTCATGGCTTATGAAGATAGGATATTCTGCTCTGTTTTTCACCAGGTATCTGATGAGGCGCATCTCAAAGAATGATGCTTTCTGTGCGAAGTGCTCCATGCCGAATGCAACCTCACTGCGACCTACTGGCTGCGAGTAGTCACCGCTCTGCTGTTGGAGTCCTTTATTCTTGAGCTGATAGGTCAAACCAAATACAGCATCTTCAGCAGACCTCCATGCGATGACCGGCTGAATGAACAACACAAGCTGCTCCTCTTCAGGTGTCAACGTTTGATCGTTGTATGCCTCAAGCAAATGGTTGTAGAATACGGTGCCCAATATCGGCATCACTCGGAGCTGTGCTTGAGTGGCTACATAGGGGAACACATCAGTCACATCCACATTTGCTGTGATGGGTGTGTTGGTCTTGAGATAAGATTCTGTGATAAAGTACAACATTACGCTTGAGGTGTTTGAGATTGTGCTGCTGCTTGAGCTTGAGTGATGTCACCACCTGGTATCGGTGGAAGTGATGCGAGTGCTCTGACCTCGTTTGGTGTCATCTGCTCCAGTACTTTGGTAGCAACCAATGGGCTGAGTGAGTTAAGTGCGTCAGATGTCTTGCTTGCATCTCCTTCGATTTCAACGATGGTCTCATTGATGATTTGGAAGTTGTTGATTGTGAAATCTGCGTTGATTTTGGCAATGCGAAGGATATCATTGAAGATGTCAACCACTTGCTCTCTGAGTGGCATCACGACATTCTTTTCAAAAATGACATATGCTTGCTTGATATCGCTACCAGAACCAAGTGAGCCAGTGGTGCGGACACCCATCAAGATAGGGTCGATGGTATGGGCAAAACAGATTTGCTCTGTGTTGAGTCCAGATGCTTCCTGGAACATCTTGTCATTTTGATTGGTTGGAATGCTCTCAATCTTCGGGAGCTGGTCTTGTGAGTTGGCAAAAAATGCGACAGCTTTGCCCGAGTTGGCGGCTCCCTTCATCTTGTCTATCGTGTTTCTCAAGACGTTTTTCTCCTCTTCGCTCTGTGGTCTCTTAGGGAACATCATGGCAAATGAAGGGAAAACACTATTCTGAATGTTACTCTTTGCGAAGTACGAAAGTTCGCCCGAGAGATATGCAAAATTTAAACAACTCGTGTATTTTGGCAGCGGATACCACTCTTGGCCCAAGCACTCGACCTCATACACAAACAACTGACAACGATCAGTGCACGTTGGGTGATATTTTTTTATTGTCATCACATCAATGCGGCTGCTCCAATCATCACACACAAAATAGTTTTGTGGGTCTCTACCTCTTCTCACCTTGTCTGGAGATACATTCTCCATTCGAGTAAGCTTCATCTTATCATCGAAGTACAGCTTGAAGTATACACGATTGTGCACAATCAATTGCTCGGTTGTGATTCTGACTGTCTTTTTTAATCGAGATTTTTTTTCGAATGTGTACAATTCAAGAAGCTCTTGAGGTGTGGTTGTAGTTGTTTTAAGCTCAATTCCTCCACCAACTACGGCGTTGGTTTTGTAGTCCACGATGGAACCATGCAGAGGCGATGAGTATACCAACTGATTCAATACGCTTGGAAAAAGATTTGAATCGCCAAATGGAATCCATCCAGTGGTTTGGTTTCTACCATTTACATATGGCAGAGATAAATTGCCAGCACCAATGTTGAGGAATGGTGTTGAAAAGGATTGATACCCTTCAACCATCTCGGGTGCTTTTTGCTGTGCTGTTCTGAATCGGTCAAATATGCCCATGATTAATCGTAAATTGATGATGTTGATGCGCCACTGACAACCATTCTGCCCTCTTCAATGACCACTCCAGTGGTGTCACTGATTTCTGTTGGAGGTATGGTTGATTCATAAACGCTGTATGTATATTGTCCCTTCGTTAGCTCGACATCAACCGGCTCATCCAAATAAAAGAGATTGAATCTCTCTGGATAGTCGGAGTCATCTGGTGCTGTGAAGAGAATCGGGTCGGATGTTGGATTCATTTCGTTCTGAAAAACGAACAAATAATATGGTGAAGTAAGTGTTGACACCTCTGTGAGCGTCAGCACAATCGAATTCACCTCTCCTTTATTAATGTATATCATTATAGTTATATTGCAAATAGGTCAAAAAATGTTCATAAACAAAAAAAGCCACCCGATTGGATGGCTCTTTAAGTAGTTTAATTCAGATTATGCAATGACAGCATTGACAGCAGCTGCTTCAATCTCGTATGCAAGGAAGTCATTCTCTGCGATCAATGTCACAGAATATTTGCTACCATCTGCACGAGTTGTACCAGAACCTTCACCAACTGCGCTCAATTGAAGGTAAGGGAAGTACCAGTACTTTCCGTTCATATCCTTCACGATTGCGTTGAGGTATTGCTGACCAGCACCCAAGATTTTGATTGCTTGAGATTTGTCTTGGTCACGGCGGTGGAACATCAATGAGATTGTTGCAGTCACATAAGATGAACCATTCACAAGGTCAATTGCAGCATCTTCAACATAGCTTCCAGTGTTACGACGTATCTCGAATGGAGTATAGTCAGGAGCACCAACTGCTAAAGTGATTGCATCGATTGTCCATGTGTTGGTTGCATCCAAAGTGAATGACGCAATGTTGTCTTGCTGATTAATCCAAATCTTTTCAATGCCACCACTATTGTTGTCGCATGATTTGACGATTGTTTCTAAAGCTTCACAAGCCATAATTTTTTTGATTTATCAGTTTAAAAAAAAGGGGGGAATTTCACCCCCCGAAATATATTAGGATGCAGAGTTGTAGAATACAATCTCACCACCGTTCACATGAGTGAAACCAACTTTCATGTTGGCACGAGTGCGGATAACTGGCTCAGCAACTGTGTCAGCTAAGTTGATAGCACGCAATGCTTTACCATCACCTTCAGCATCAAAACTGTATATAAGATTGCCTTTCAACGTAGCAACAATTTTAGATGTTGTACCCATACCTGGACACAATACCATCTTGATTCCTAAGTAAGAGAAATCTAATGCTTGAGTCAAGTTGGCTTGAGTGTTGGCAGCAGCAACAGCAGCACGGTAAGCCGTAGCAACTGGAGTTGATACATAGATTCTCAAATCTTCTTGGTTAGCGATTACAGCAGCTGGGATAGCAGCGTAAACTAAAGCCAATTTAGCAAGAACATTTGATGGAGTGATCGCAACTGGTGAAGCGATATCAATCACAGCTGAATCAGCAAGCAATCCTTTTACATAACCGTCACACAATGCGAGTGCTGGTACCAATGAAGTTGTATCACCTAACCAACGAAGTTTTTCGATGTTCTCAGCGATTGTTTTCGCCATTTCATTCCAGTAGAAATCCATGAAAGATGCAACAGTGAAGTCACCATTTGAACCTTTTGTCATTTGAAGAGATACGAATGACTGCTCCAAATTGAATTGGCAGATTTCAGCCATAGCTGACAATCCACATACATCGATTTCAACAGATGAGAGGTCGTCATCGCTTGCATTCCATCCGCAGTTCTCTGCCTGGAGGACCTGTCCGAATGTTACGGTCGAAATTTTTGTCTTATATTTGACACCAGGAAGTGTGCGGTAGTTGTCAACCGTTTCCTCATTCAAATACGCACGAGAATAGAATGCCTCGCTGTTTGCTTGCAATAACGCTGATGCGTCAATGTCCAAGTCGAATCTTAATTTTCTGCTCATTTTGGTTTGTTTTTTATTGGTTATTTAGGTTTAAAAATTTACTAACTGCGCTGAATTTGGCTTGCACTGACATTTTTGTTTTATTGTCTGTTGCCTCAACTTCAACTTCTTTTTCGTTGTACATCTCTTCCATTTGATTGCGAAGGTCTGCAAGCATTGCGATTAATGCCTTCTCACGCTCCTCAATAACTGGCAAGACGATTGCAAGAATAGCCTCTGCATCTGCTGTCGGGTCGATGGCCATCTCTTCGTCAGTGATGGTTGAATCTTCAGTCACTGTCTCCTCGACTGTTGTATCTTCCATAGCTACTGGCTCTGCTGCCATCTCTTCCTCAACCACTTCAGCGGTTGGCTCTTCTTTTTCCATCTCTTTGATTTCAACAACCTCGCCGTCTTTTACGACATAGATTTTGTCCTCAACAAGATATTCTCCATCTGGTAACTTGTTCATGTTATTTAGTTTAATTTGTTCCGATAATTTAAGACCAAGAAAGCCCTCGATGGAGAATCCGACTTGACCATCTTCAACCAATTTGTTGTAGTATTCTGGGTCAGTCACCTGAACAGTCAACATGAGAGTGCCTTTCGGTACCTCGATGCCAAATGTGCTGAATGCTTTGTCTTGGTTTGGGTTGTCCACAATCCATGTTTCTAGGATGTAGGCTGGCACCTTCTTATCAGTGTCATGCTCCAGGTTGAAGATGTCACGATTTTTGAGGTCGGCCATGAACTTGGTGTGAATCTGCTCAATGACCTCAGCGGTGAACTGCACATAATACTCGCCATCTTCTTTGTTGTTGCGGTAGA